CATCCAGACGTGATACAAAGACCTCTAAAATACACCTTTAATTTTGCTCCTCTAATCGAAAACTATTATGACTTGGGTGGAGTTCCTGCAAACGATATAGTTGCCGAGCTTCTATCGGAGTCACCAGTATTAAGAACAACTCAATCCGTCGAAACACTAGCCAACCTAGACAGCCCAGCTAACCCTTCAAACGATGTGATAATCGCATATGAAGGCAGCCAGCTCTATGTTACTTGGAGAAACGGTGGACTCTTGACTAACGATAAGAACATTAAGAACACGAGCTTTAGGTACTGTAGGGTAAGAGGACCATTTGACACGATTCCTAATCATGAAGGAGTTTCTGAGCAAGGTAGATACATTAGGGTTGAGGCGTATAGAGACCTAAGTTTCAAGGATCAACGAGACATCTTAACGGACACTGTTTCTGGAAAGACTATCGCAACCTTCAAGGTAAGGGAACCAGCAATAGTCTATAACTCTACCCCTAAGTTCAATAACACTACGAATAGAAACTTAAGCTTCACTTGCTTATTTAACGTCCCTAGTTCAGGTGGACCCATAAACTTTATCGATGGCTTCGACAGCGAAAGCCAGTCCGGAATCCAGATCACCGGTAACTTTACTAGATATATTGGTAACGAACCTGAAGGTTTGTTGAACCTTACGGTAAAAGTAAACTCACAGATCAAGAACTACTCCATTGCTAACTTCGTCAGCTCACAATGGCATGCGATAGTTGTTTCAATCTCTAACGAGTTCTTACAGTGTGGAGCATACGTCTACAAGATAAACGAGGACCCTAGCGACATCATAAATCACAACGATTTTGTTCCTATCTTACAGAGTACATCGTCCTTTACACTCACCCAGTTTGAGATAGATCAAAACTATATTCTTCCTAATTCTAACCTGTGGATAACCAACATAAGGGTATTTAACACGATGTTGAAGGAGGAAGAACACGATTTCATCTTAAGTCAACAGTTCCTTAAGGACGAGTCGATGCTGGCCCTTATCGATAACTGTAGAGTTCAGACCAACCTACCATACATCGCCAAAAACAGATAATAAGAATGCAAAGAAGCAACAACGAAAATATCAAGAATGCCAACACTCAGGACGTGTTCCTAAGAAACACAACACTTTCTTTATTGGACTTACTCAATCGCGAGATAATCATTTACCTAAAGCGAGGAGACAAGGTAGAGGAGCATTCAGTTCCCATCTTTTACAACTTTGGTGGGGATGAAGGCTTTATGAAAGATTTCTTTTTAGAGCTGCCTACCGATTGTAACTATCCCAACTTTGCTGAGGGTAACTACGAACAGATGCCTCGTGGAGTCATTACCTTAGACTCCTTTCAAGTAAAGACTGGCGATCTTACCAACAAGTTCGTTAGGGGTAGCTTTAACCAGGAGACTAGGGACGAGAACGATCAAAAGCAGACCAAGGCATACTCGTCTAGGCTTTTCGTTTTACCTCTAAGCCTTACGTATTCTCTAAAGATCGAGAGCGATAACATCAACAAGACTTTTAAGATAATCGAAAGAATATTCGACTTCTATTACAAGAATCAGGTTAGATATTTCCAGTTTAGGGGTACCCGAATTCCCATGCAGATAACCTTTCCGGAGACTGCACAGTTTCAAAAGAGTTACAACTTTACTTACAGCGATGCAAACGTAGTCACAACTAGCCTAAGCCTTAATGTTGAGACCTATTTCCCTAGCTTCGACGATCACTCTACCTTCTACAAAGGAAACAGAATAGATCAGTTCAACTTGAGACAGGGACAGACACAGACTGGTTCTACGTTATCTGATTCGTGGGTAGACATTGACTTCCCACCCAGCGAATAAATAAAAATATATGGAAACTAGAATAGCAAGCTTTACTGAATACTTAGTCGAAAAGGAGATGTTTTCTGAGTCAATCCGGTATCACGTCTCAAACGACCTTTCGATACTTGAATCGATCTATCGACCTGGTAGCACAGCCCACCTAGATATCCTGGTTGAGGCACGGCTTGCCTTTGATTCTGGAAAAATGAGGTTTAGTGGAATAGATCAAAAGCTTCTTTCTGAGACCGAACTCGGGTCGGTCGGTTTCTATAGGGGACGACAGGTTATATTAGACCTTCCGCTTGAAGAACTAGAATTAAACGAGGAGAAAAAACCTCGTCTAAACTATCCAAAAAGAGGAGGCACCAAAAAGTACCACGTTTACGTTAGAAATCCCAAGACAGGTAGGATAATGAAGATTGCATTTGGCGACGTACATGGCGGACTTACTGCCAAGGTATCTAATCCCAAGGCAAGAAAGAGTTTTGCCGCCCGTCATAATTGTGCCGAGAAAAAAGACAGGACTAAGGCTGGCTATTGGGCTTGCCGAATAAACAGATATGCCCATCTTTGGGGAGGAAAAACTTATCCTGGATACTGGTGATGATTTATACTGACCTCGAAATAGAAAACGACACCCTGATTCGAACCTTTGACGAATCGATAGATCCGATAGAGCTAAAGTGGCATAGGGACGATGAGGATAGGACGGTCGTTGCAATCGAACCTAGCGATTGGAAGATACAGCTAGAGAATCGTTTGCCTTTGGGTTTAGAGACTCCAATCTTTATCGAAAGAGGCGAGTGGCACAGACTGATAAAAGGAACCGGTAAACTTACCGTAAAAATAATAAAAAGCAGTAACTCATGAAAAACCTATTAAACTACAAACAATACTTGATACTTGAACAAGGTTCAGAATCTTGTCCGCTAGCTACTCGAGACCTAAAGGTAAATACTAGAAACCGCGACAAAGCAATTGGTGACCCGTCGCTTCCTCCCGAAGAAAACTTTATTAAATATGGGCCAGTGAACCTTACTGACGAGAACTATTGGGAAGAGTATGCTAAAAAATGGAATACTGAGCCAGAAGTTGCAAAGCAATCTAATTGCGGAAATTGTGTAGCATTTGATATTTCTCCAAGAATGCAAGAGTGTATGCCTGGAGAAGTTAGCGACCCGGATGGAAGACTTGGTTACTGTTGGATGCATCATTTTAAATGCCACTCTGCTCGTACTTGTTATACTTGGGCTGCAGGAGGACCGATTGAAGAAGATTCGGTTTCAGCAGATTGGCAAAGTAAAAATGGAGGAGAGATTAACGAAAAAAGAAAAACTAAAAACTCTCCAGACTGGCACGATTCCGATGCCCCAGACGCTAAGGGTAGATTCAAAAAGCTTGGAGTCAAGGCACTTGCTGCATGGTTGATTAGGACTAGAGGCGGAGACATGCGCAAGATAACAGGAAGCCTAAACCAACAGATAGTATTCAATCGTAACGACAATCCATCGTATGCTAAGAAGATGGAAAGCGTTAGAGAAGAGGTAAAGAGACAGCTCGGAAAAAATAAGAAGAAATAATGCTAATTTCATTTGATCAGTATTGCTTGTTAGAAAGCAAAAAACAAAAGGCTCACCCTAGACAGTACAAAGCTCCTGAGGGTAGTGCCAGAGACAAGAAGCTCGACAAGGCAAAGGATCTTCTAAAGTCCGGTAACAAGGAAGCTGCTTATGCGCTTCGCGACGAGATGGAAGAGAAGGAAAGAGGTCGTAAGGACTGGAAGAACACGCCCAGAAAAGACTCAAAAGTCAATGAGGCAAAGTCTTCTAAAAACCTAAGCAAAGAAACCTTAGCTAAGATCAGAAAGGTTGCAACCAAAAAAGGTTATTCTTTTGCCGACTTGAAAAGAGAATACATAAAAGGACTGGGCGCTTTCTATTCGTCTGGATCTAGGCCTGGAATGACCGCTCACCAGTGGGCAATGGCAAGAGTAAACTCAGCAAGTCCAAGCAAGCCTTGGGCAAACGTTAAAAAAGTAAAGAAGTAACTAGATGCTATTAAACGTAAGACAGAATGGATTCGTGCTCTCGTTTCCGCCAGATTTCTTTGCACCTGAGATCAAAGAAAAATACAAACAGTATTTTCAAAGCTTGATCCTGCCTTACGACACGATCGAAGAGTTCATGTCATCAACAGTCCAGTCCATAAACTGGCCAGGTTGGACCATGCAGACAGTCGCCCAGACTCGATTATTGGGTAAGCAGCAAGAATACAAGAGCTCAAAACAAGTAATAGATCAATTCTCTAGAGAGTTTACGATAACCTTTAAGATGACAGACGCTTACCTTAACTACTTCATCTTTTTAGAAAATGGTCTTAAGTACCTAGACTTCCAAACAAAGGAGAGAACCTTTTCTCCAATGAGGCTTTCTCTGCTAGATAACGAAGGTTATTTGGTCTCATCCATCATATTCAAGAATCCTATCTTGACTTCACAGGACGGTTTTAACCTGTCTTACAGCACAAACACACCAGACTTTAAGACCTTTACTGCAAAGTTCTCTTACTTTACCTTTGACATAGAACTGGATTTCGACTAGACTTGAATAAAACCTATTCCTCCATAGTGACCTCCAAAATCTGGTCTCGTCTCTAAGTATTCTATTTTCTCTCCTTCAAGCTCTACCCAAAGCTGGTCTACTCGACAGTTTGCGTTTCTATGGAACTCAGTATCCTTTATGTCGTGGAATCCGATCCATCCTCCAGGCTTAACGTATTGTTTGTAG